GCAGCAAACACCATAATTAGTTTAGAAAGAAAGTACCTGCTTAGAAGCAGAGAGGTTGTTAGGCTTTTGTGTGATACCAAACACATAAAGAACATAAAAGTAAAAGGAATGTTGGATAAGGTAAGTGATAGCTTAGATAAAAACCAATCATTTATACTATCAGCATTCAAATACCTTAAGGAACAGTTACAAGCTTTTGTAAAATTTCTCAATAAAAAGATAAAAAAAGTAGTAGAAAATATAACTATAAAACTAAACAAACGGACAAAAGACAAGCAGGAGCAAGCTAAGAAGGATCTAAAAAAGATAACAGAAAATGAAGTGAATCCAGATGCTATTGCAATGAGCATCATGCTTGGTTTAGCTGCACGAGCTTTTTGGACAGGAGCAACTTGGGTAGGACCTACTGGAAGCACACATACAGTCATAAACATAGGCTCGTTCAAAAGAATAAAAGCTACAATAGCAGATGGAGCTTCAGGAATGATAAGAGAGATGGCACGTAGTTTTGAAGGACAGCTTCAACGTATGTTTGGATTAGTTACACCACCTCTAAATACTTTGATTCCACCACTACCATTTAATGGCTACATTTAAAACACTAACTATTTATATATAAAACAAACATGAAAGGATCAGAATTTATAAATCTAATGCGAAAAGTAATTCGTGAAGAAGTAAGAACTGTCGTGAAAGAGGAGTTAAAGGCTTTAAAACCTTTACTTATGGAAAAACAACAACCAACTGTTACAAAAAAACCAACAACACCAACTGCAAGACCACAAAGAACTCAACCACTAGTGCAGTTTGATGGACCATTAAAGTCCATACTAGAGGAAACAGCTCGAAGCATGCAACAAGCTCCTCAAGAAGAAGAATGGCCAGAAATGAATATGGGCATGATGACATCAGAAGATGCACCATCCTTTGCAGGTAACAATAGTATGAGAGCTGCAATGAGTAATGATCCAACAGCAGTCTTTATGAAAGACTATTCTCAAGTACTAAAAACAGCTGAGCAAATAGCAAGTAACAACTACAGATCTTAATGGCAGTTGAAATTAAAATAAACCCAATTGACTTTGAACTAAGTACAGCGATAGGCATTGATCTACCTATGATGGGTAGTGTGGGTGGTTTATTTCAGCAAACTTATTTTTCTATAGATCAGGCATTAGCTAATGCTAGGAATCTGCTATTAACAAATAAAGGTGAACGAATAATGCAACCAACTTTAGGTTGTGATTTGAGTAATATACTATTTGAGAATATTACAGAGGATTTAGTTACTTCTATCGAATCAAATATAAGAAGTAGCTTCAACTATTGGCTTCCGTATATATTTATTAATGAGTTATTAGTTACACCTAACGAGGATCAAAACCGCATAAACCTTAAAATGACAATAAGTTTAAGTGGTAATGCGACCGATACAAGATCCATTCAGGTAGAGATTCTAAATAATTCGAACATATAGTATGGCCAACACACAAAAAAATACATCGAAGGATATTAAATACTTAGGTAGAGATTTTGACTCGTTAAAACAGGGTCTAATCGATTTTACTAAAACATACTACCCAACTACTTACAACGACTTTAATGAGACATCACCAGGAATGATGTTTGTTGAGATGGCTGCTTATGTAGGTGATGTGTTAAATTATTACATAGATTCTCAGTTTAAAGAGTCATTATTACTGCATGCTACTGAAAGAGAAAGCCTCATGTCAATAGCAGCTGCAATGGGGTATAAACCAAAATTAAGTGTACCATCAATTGTAGATATAGATGTATATCAGCTAATGCCTGGATCTGGAAGTGGCGCTAATGTTGTGCCTGACTTAAACTATGCAATTAAGATTGAATCTGGAATGCGTGCAAGAAGTGCAGCAGGAGGTATTGAGTTTATAGCACAGAATAGTATTGATTTTAGTGTTAATAATGTTTTTGATCCTACTACAATAAGTGTATATAGTATTGATGCAAACGGAGCTCCAAACTACTTTTTAGCTAAAAAAACAGTTCAAGCAATATCAGCAACACCACAAACAACAACCGTAACCGTAACCAGTCCTACTAAGTTTTTTAAAACAATCGTAGAAGATCCTAGCATAATTGGTATTGATTCAATAGTGGATTCAAATGGTAATATATGGTATGAAGTTCCTTATTTGGCACAAGATACTATTTTTGAAAAAGTTCAAAATACATCATACAATGATCCAGACGCAGCAACGTCTAGTCAAGAAACTCCATACTTATTAAAATTAAAACGTGTTCCAAGACGATTTGTAACACGTACAACCCCTACAGGCATTGAAATTCAATTTGGTGCTGGTGTAAGTTCATCTCCAGATGAAGAGTTGTTAGCAACTCCAGAGAATATAGGTTTATCTTTACCAACAGGTAAGGATGATATAGATGCCTCAATAGATCCTGCTGCACCAGTATTTACAACTTCTTATGGCATTTCGCCATCTAATACAACACTTACAATAACCTACTTAATAGGTGGTGGTGTAAGTGCAAATGTACCAAGTAACACCATTACAGAAATCACCTCAATTAACACAACCTCAACAAACTTACCAAGCAGTACAACTGGATTAAATGCCACAATACTAAACTCAGTTGCGATAAACAATCCAATTGCAGCAAGTGGTGGTCGTAGTGCTGAATCAGTGGATGAGATTAGACAAAGAGCTCTTGCACAACTCACAAGCCAAAATAGAGCTGTCACTAAAGAGGATTATATCATTAGAGCATATGCAATGCCAAATGTGTATGGAAGTGTTGCAAAAGTGTATATCACACCTGACGAACAAAACAACATAGGAACTTCTGAAGTAGGAGATGTCATAGCAAATCCATTAGCAATGAATATGTACATGCTTGGATACAATAACAGCAAGAATCTTACTACAGTTAATAGAGCTGTTAAAGAGAATCTAAAGACATACTTAAGTCAGTATAGAATGCTGACAGACAGCATTAACTTTAGAAATGCATATATTATTAATATAGGTGTCGATTTTGAGGTAGTACCTTTACCACAATTTAATGCAAACGAAGTTATTTTAGGCTGCATTGAAGCATTAAAGTATATGTTTGAAATTGATAGATGGCAAATCAATCAACCAATCATCTTTAGCGATTTGTTTAATACTTTATTAGGAGTTCGAGGTGTACAAACTGTAACTGGAATAAAGATTAAAAATCTTAATGATGAGTTGGCAGGCTACAGCAATGTAAGCTATGCAATAAATGAAGCGACTAGAAATGGCATTGTATATCCAAGTTTAGATCCAGCTATATTTGAAGTGAAGTACCCTAATAATGATATTAAAGGACGTATAGCAACATTTTAATTATGATATTAAGATTTTATCCAACTAAGGACACAACAATATATGAGCAGTATCCACAAAAGAATACTGGTTTAGATGCTGTACTAGAAGTTAGCAAAACTATAATTAATTCTAGTAGTTACAATTCAAGAACACTACTTGATTTTGATTACACAGCAATTTCACAAAGTATATCATCCTTGGGATATAATGCTAAACTCTTCTCTTATGGTTTAAAACTATACATAGCCGAAGCAAACGAAATACCTTCTGATTACACGCTATACTGTTATCCAGTAAGTAGTAGTTGGAGTATGGGTGTTGGAAGATATGGCAACTACCCAGAAACAACTACCGGAGTTAGCTGGAAGTACAAGACTACAGCAGATGATTTAGCAAGTGCTTGGCAAACAGGATCTTTTGGAGTAAGTGCAACAGCATCTTGGGCAACAACACCTGGTGGTGGTACTTGGTATACAGGAAGTGTGGCATCTCAATCATTTAGCTATACTACGTCAGATGTCGACATGGATGTAACTAGCATCATCAGACAAGTACAATCAGGTTCTATAGACTTTAGAGGATTCATATTAAAAAAGAGCTTAACAGACGAATCATCAGCAAACATATTTAATAGTCTAAAATTCTTTAGCAAAGACACTCATACAGTTTACCTACCAGTACTAGAAGCAAGGTTTGATGATAGCATAACAACAGGATCTTTATCTCTTATAAACCCAGATGAAGAAATTAACATTATACCAATCAACCTAAAACAAGCATATACAGAAACATCAACTCCCGTAATAAGGATATCAGCAAGGTATAAATTTCCAGTAGATACTTTTGAAACAGCATCTGGATATTTAACAAGATATAGACTACCTGCAGGAACACAGTATGCTGTGTATAGTGCTCAAAGTGATGATGTAGTGATAGGTTTTAGTGATTACACTAAACTTAGTGACGACGCAACAAGCAACTATATAAAAATGCATTTAGACAGCTTTCAGCCAGAAAGATACTATAAGCTACTATTTAAAGTTCCTAATTCAGGTTCAGCATCAGCTTATCAGATATATGATAATAAGTGGATTTTTAAAGTTACTCGTGGATAATGAGATATGCAGATGGCACATTAGTAGGAGACCTTAATGACAATGTTTCAGCAACAACTACTGGAAGCATTACCACCTACCCAACATCTACAATAAACGAAAACCAAACAAATTACAGCTTACTACCAGTAGTAGTCAACCAACCACCTATAATCATTAAATCAATGGTGGAAGGATCAGTACCAGCAATACAAGCATATCCTCCCAAACATAGAGATCCATCAACACAAGAGACAGGAAGCACCGTCTTATATAGAAACTCTGATGGAACTGTGAAAGTTGTAATAGGAGCTAGTTTTGCTTTAAGAGTTGAAGCATCACAACCTAGTACATTAAATATCGAAAATGGTATACCAAAAGTAATATTACCAAATACCGGTCTAACTTATGCATGGTTTAAAGATAATTCACCACTGCAAACTTCTGGTATAGATTCTTTAGGTATGAAAGTTGATGTGTTAAATAACACTGTAACAATAACAAACATACAACCATTATTAGCAGGAGATTATACTTGTGAGATTACTAATGACATAGGAACAACAGTTAGTGAAACTTTAACTATTGAAGTATATGATCCTAACATTGATGATTACTTTTTTACAAATCTTATTAGAAATCCTAATGGTGAGCAGTCAACAAGCGAATGGCAATCAACAAGTACAGACTTCGCTACAGACACTTTTAGCACAACAAAATCTCAAGAATTTCTAAAGCCAAATAATGTAGATATTTTTGGCTACACGGCTGATATGATGAATCCAAGACCATATCAGATCAGTCCAGGAATAGTTAAAGGTATAGACTACATAAAGGATTTCGTAAGCAATCCTAAACCAACCTTCTTTACAAGAACACGCTATAAATTTGATACCAAAGGAGGTACTTTTTTAGTAAGAGCTTACCAAGATGTGGACGTCACAGATATACAAAACTTTATAAGAGGTGGTGTGTATGGAGTAAGTGGAGTACGTGCTTTTTTCAGCTGTTATATAGGAAGTGCTTTGTCTGGATACATCCCAACAATAGATCAAATACATGGTAGATCCTATACCAGTAACAAGAGTTACTTCATGGAAAGGCCAAGAATAAGTCCTGAAAATTTTGTCTACGCAGGAATCCCAAACGATATCTATGAACAAACCTATATTACTATTGAAGAATTTGATGGTAATTCAAGAGTACCTAGCACCATATTAAACACTGACAATACTACAACCATAAGCACAAATACTATTAAATTAGTAGATCCATGGACTAAGAGATATAATCAGTATGTGGGCAGACAATACTATAGTGGAATAGGTCCGTTAAACTCTAATGGAGAAACTGCACTAAACTATTTCACCGACCCCTTAAACAGTATTTCAGGATCACTAGGAACAGGGGTAGATGCGATTTTATTTGCAGCTGAAGACATGTATCCAGATAAGTATGAAAGATTTACTTATGGACAGTATGTGGAATTTAATAGACTTGTCTTATCTAAAATAAACGATAAAACATCTAAAATTAGAATCGCTATAAACTTTCAAACTACGGATCCTCGAATGTATGATTTTAATTGGAATGAAGCTCTTGATCAATCAGATGAAGTGTTTGAGTTTTCAAGATTTCAAGAGGCTTCTAAAAAAAACGCATGGACTACAGAAGGTAATGTTGTGGAGTACCTACGCAGAGAGAATTATAATGCAGGTAAGCAGCTTAAAGACTTTCTTAAGCTTGCAAATAATCCACGTGGAATGGCAACAGGACTAAATTTAAGCTTAATTCCAATCTTAACAACAGATAGTGCAATAACTGACTACTATACAGCTACAACCTTAGTGCAAAATGAAGCACCTCGAGTAATAGTTCCCCATGGATTAGCATACTAATGCTATTTATAAGAGATGAGCAATAAGCGTACAATAAGTTTAAATACATACTCTCAAGAGAGTGTAAATCACACTAGTCCATTCTCTATTCTACCGCTTAACACAACACCACCAGAGATTACTCTACAACCACTTACATCTCTAACACAACAAACATGGGCATCTAATATAGAACTAAACCCCAACAACTCTCGATCTCAAAGAATAACACCATCATCCGATATCGTAACAGCTTTACAAGGTACTGAAATTACATTTGAATTATTTGCTGGAAACTATGCAACACAAGCTAATGGAAATACACCAAGCAGTTTGCAGTATAGATGGAGATTGAATGGTTCTTTGATTGGGAGCTTGAATACTTTAAATAACAACTTAGGTACAAATAAAGTCCTAATTATGAGTGAATCGTGTACACCACTCTTATCAGGAGAATATGTGTGTGAAGTAATAAATCAGTATGGAAGTACTGAAACAGAGCCATTTACGCTTAATATAGTAGATCCATTTGATCATCCAAAACTATATAAAAACCTCATTACTAACGGAAGTGGTGAAGGTGGCTTAGATGGATGGCAAGCAGATTCAGATATAAAAGTAACACCCTTCCAACGTGAATTAGAAAGGTCTCTAAATTTTAGTAGCTTTAGATTGTCTGGAATGATAATCAATGACTCTGGATCAAATACAACAACACAAATACGACCTGAGTTTAGATTTTCAAATACGTCTCATGCAGGCATGTTTAATGAATCCTACAGAAAGCGAGTTGCTAGAGATACAACATTTACAGACATAGACAGAAAATCTTCAGCTGATGGAATATTAGATTATCAAGATCAATACTATTCACAAGGACAAATTCCACAAATAATACCAAACGAAGATTACAATACTCCAAACGATGTAGCAGGTTTCTTTCCTGGAATTGCTTGGTTAGATGCTTATAATAAAAACACAAATGAAAATATTATAAGTTTGCAAAGTGAATTAACAGACACAACACCAACATATTTTACAAGAGATAAAATTAAATTTAAAAATGCAGGTGGAAAAGCTCAAACAAGCTTATCACAAACAATAGATTTAAGTGATATAGCTGATATGATTGATGGCAACGCATACGGCATTACACACGCTACCTCACAGTTCTTTGCATACGTTGGAGCTGGTATAACAAATTATAAAATAAGACTCTCTACACCCGATGGAATCGCGGAATTTCCCTATTATATAGGTACATCAGAAGAGTACGCTGAAATGTTTGCATCTAATTTTCGTGATGGTCAAGATGGAGCATTTACAATAAAGGATACTTTTTATGATGTGGATCAACAAAAACGATTCACATATAGTGAGATGAAAAACTTAACACGAGGACTTAACCTAACAGAGGATGAAAAAAGTCAAACTAATTTTCGTACTGGTGTGATAGACATACTCAATAGTTTACATCTCCGGAGAGATTACTATGAGAATTCAGAAAACATTAACGACATTTTAATTGAAGCAGCTAACAACTTACCAGATGATGGATGGGACTGGTGGAGGAGTATAAAAATTAATTTTAATAATTTACAAACACTCTTAGTATCGAGTAGTAATATAACTCCTAATGAAAATATCAATAGACTTCAAGGATATCTTGGTATTACAGGTATACTTTCAGCAAATGTGGATGGATATACTGACCAATATACTGAATTTACATACACTCCAACTACATCAGACTTAAATACTTTTTATAAAGGGAAAAGACCAATTTTTGGAAGTGCAAAAGATTTTACTTACGATTCCGATGAACTCAAAAGACTAGTTACTAGAAACTTGTATAATTTTCTTAAGGACACTATATCTGAAATTGAAACAAACATCTTACCAAACGTAGATAAAACCCTTGCATTTATAGCAAGGCAGTCGAGCAAGATTTCATGGATACTAGGTGTAGAGAGAATTGCTAGGTATGCAGCAGGAGAAGCAAGAAAAAGAAAAATTAATGAGTATTCCGATATTGAAATAATACCAGTATTGGACGATCAAACAAAAATACAAATTAATTATCTGGATGGTGAAGGTAATATTATAAAAACTGACACAATAAACGGACCAGATGAACAAACCGTGTGGGCAATTAAGGAGAAGGTGTATTTTCCACTAACCCTATATCCTCTCTTTGAGTTTGTAAAACCAAGTGGGAGCAATGCAATAACAGTATTTAACCAAAAGTATACAGACACACTTACTATAAACCCTTTCTTTAACTTACTAAATGTAGGAGATGGTTACGGTGGAGCTATTGACCAAATTAGAGATGTAAATGCAAAGTTCTTAATGAACAAATACGACTTTAAAACTTACGGAGGAGCCTACCCACCAAATAATCGTAACACAAATCCACGTGGAGATTCCTACTCACAAAACAGCTATAAAGCAGTCTACGATTTTGGAGCAGCTGCAATGTTCGGAGTTGAACTAACAGCAGCTATACCTAAAAGAACAAGATCTGTACAAATTACTGTATTATTTGATCACAAGTCAACTATCATTGACGACAACAGTCCACAAACTAAAGGATGGACAAGTTCAGAGATATATAGTGATGAGTATGGTCAATCAACTGGTTATAGTAATAGGTTAGTTGAGTATGGAAATCCAAGATGTGGTATAACATCAATGAAATATTTAGTAGCTGCTAATAACTTTGAGAAATCACCAAAGTACCCAAGTTACTACCTACCACCAGCAAGTGCAACTGTTTTAGGATTACAAAAAGAAAAATACCTAAACCCTAGCGCATTTAATTCAGCTGATGCACCTGAATTTTCATACAATTTGATATTCCCTACAGAGCTACCTGAATTATAGATCAACTAAGAAGGTCAGAAGTTTTATTTCACTATATTTATACTAAAATAGATGCCTACAGAAGGATTGAATACATCAGAGCTAAGCCAGTCAACAGTAGGTGGCTTTACATTAGGTGCTGCTCCAGCAGGCAGTGAGCTACCAGCAGGTATCGCTTCTGCACTTAATACTCAACCACAAGATTTAGTATCAACAGTTCAACTAGTAACAACAGTTACTCCTTTTGGAATCTACTCAAACCCAACAACAAACTATGCTCAAGTAGGAGGTCAAAATACTGCCAGTATTCTATACCCAAACGACGTTGTCACTCTAGATATATACAACAACAACAATCAGTATTTAGAGACAAATTTTAGAGTTAGTTCTTACTCACAGACAGGAAATAGTATAACATTAGACCCAGAAACAGATTTAAGTGGTTCGGGTTACATTTCTGGAAAGTATAAAGTTCAATATAACTTTCATAGGAATTTATTAGGATCCGGTGATACACAGAAACTAAGAATACAAGAAATTAGTGCTGATGGACTAGAAATACGTGTAGTTCCTGTTTTATCTAGTACATACAACAATGTTGATTTTATTAACTTTTTTGGAAATGACTTTTTTAAACTTTTAAAAACAGAAACACTAGTAAACCTGTTTTTGTTTAAAGATGCTACTACTGGCCTGAGAGTATTTGATTATGTTCAAGACTATATAACAGTAAGCAACTCTCCTTACAGCATAATTTTTAAATTAAATGCACCTGCACCAGCAGGGATTAATGTAGGAACTCTTCTATGGTTAGCTCAACAAGTTAGCGATCCTATTACCGACTCTATAACTATTATACCTCCTAAAAATCAAGGAAATAAGATTGTAATAGCAGGACCTAATTGGGATATAAACACCAAACAAACAACTGGAATAGCTACACAGTATAAAGATTGGGATGATATTTTAACAACAAATACTCAAACCTCTCAAGGCATTATAAACAAAATGCTAAGCAGTTCCTTCTTAGAAGGAATAGCTTTAAATGTAGATTATAGAAAGTTTGAGAATCATACTCACTTTGGATCAGCCACAGAACGATTACAAAATTTTAAATATAAAGTACAGTTATTAGAAAACTACGATAGTAGGATACAAGCGTTAACAACTGGTTTATCTGGATTACTGAGTGGTAGCGCATCAGGTAGTATATACTATCAAAGCAATGTAGTAGATGCTCAAACCAAAAAGGCAGCATTATTAGGATCGATGGATGGGTATGAAAAATACCTACTAAACGAATCAAGTAGCTATGAATCTAGTAGTTATGGTGAGTTTTATCCAACTACTTGGCCAAAGATAAACAGCACAAAACCATACGTAAATTACTCATACACATCATCACAAGTGGAAAGTTGGTTTGATGGAATAATCACTTCAGCAAGTATATACGATCAAAACAATGACAATGCATTATACAGGCTAATACCAGCACACATTATAAGTGATCCAAACAATGATCAGTACGTATTATTTACGCAAATGATCGGTCACTATTTTGATTTAATGTTTACATATGTTAAGCAGTTAAACAAAAATACAGACAGACAAGAGTCTATTCTAGAAGGTTTCAGTAAAGAGTTGGTTTATCACGTTTCCAGAAACTTAGGAGTGGATTTTGAAAATGGATCATCTATTGATGAGTTGTGGAGCTATACATTAGGAACAGATACAACAGGATCACTATCATCAACATTTGCAGTAAGTACTGAAGATAAGACAAAAGAGATTTGGAAACGAATTGTCAACAACTTACCATACTTGCTAAAAACAAGAGGTACAGAAAGAAGCGTAAGAGCTTTAATTAATTGTTTTGGTATTCCACAAACCATTTTACGTATTCGTGAATATGGAGGAGCAGAAGCAAGTTTTGAAACTAAAACAGATTTACAATACGAGAGGTTTTTTTACTCAACAACAGTAGGATATAATGGAAAGACTTCCGGACAAGTAGCACAACTTGTTAGTGTGCCTTGGAGTAAAGTAGGTGCTGACGATCTAATACCAATGGCAGTTGAGATGCGTGTCAAAATGGCACCAAATCAAACCAAAAGACAAACTATTCTAGAAGTTCCAAACCAATGGAAAGTAGAAGCTTTTAAGAGTGCAAGTGGTGATTATGTTGGTTTCTATTTAAGTGGAAGTCAAGGATGGTATACTTCAAGCGTAAGCTGCTCTATTTATGATGGTAATTTTCATCTACTCAACCTTCAAAGGAGTAATAAAACTGATGCAACATCACCAGGCACTACACAGATCTTTACCCTATCTCTTAGAGACACAAATTATCAAAAAGTTACAGCAACATACACCTCCTCTCTCACCATAGTTGGTGGATCTACTGGATCCTATTATCTACAAAAGTTCAATACACAAGGAACTTTATGGATTCCAGGATCTGGTTCATTCTTAGCAGCCACTTCACATTCAATGAATATCTTCTCAGGAAGTATTCAAGAACTGAGATACTGGACAACACCTTTACAAAACGCCATATTAGACAATCATGCGTTAGCACCTACAAGCTTTCAAGGAAGTTTAGCAGACACCTACACAGGCAGTACATCTAGCTTTAATGATTTAGCGTTTAGACTATGCTTAGGAGCTGATAATAAAAAGATTAACTTAGCAACTACTAGCAGCTTAACTTCACAACATCCAGATCAAACAAGAACCAATCTAAGCGGCTCATTCTACAATTTTTCAGGATCTTATTTTAATCCTGTTGTAGAAATCCATTCACTTGAGTGGCCAGATCTAGGTGGTAATAGGAGCGTAAGTAATAAGATTAAGATTGATACAACAACGTTAAGTGGTGACAATCAACTTTACAGAAACACTAAAACTGAAGTTGCATTATCTGATAATAGTCCAATTGACAGTCCTCGTTTAGGAGTATACTTATCACCACTAAATGAAATTAATCAAGATATTGCAGAGCAATTTGGAGGTCTTAGTGTTGATGATTTTATTGGAAATCCAGCAGACCTAAGCAGTGAGGTTTATCCTGACTTAGAAAAATTACAAAGAGAATATTTTAAAAAATATACCAGAAAGGCTGGTGCTCAAAACTATATTAGATTGCTAAAAAACTTTGATGCAGCTTTATTTAAGCTCATTAAAAATTTTGTACCTTATAGAGCTAATACTCAAGTAGGTTTGGTTATAGAACCAACCATACTACAAAGAAGCAAAGTACCAACAAGACCGCCAGCCTCTGAGGAACTTCACTACTCAGGATCCATAACAATTCCTGACATATACACCTTAGGTGGTTTTGTACAAGATGGTGATGGTGAGCCTTTCAGAGATAGTACAGGATATGTTCCAGCAGGAACTATTACAACGGAATTGGTACCAATATCTGGTGAAGACTTTATTGTTGCAGAAGGAACAATAGGAGAAAAGCATACAACATTATCGGGAACAGCTAACGAATTTAACAACACAGGAATAACTAGCAATCCATCGGAAGCCAGTAGCTTAATAGGAACAGTTGATTTGGGAATATCAAGCTATGGTCGTGATACAAGAGTAGAGGGTTCTAAATACATCTTCATGACTTACATGACAAGTCAAAGTGCTCAAGTGTCTCTTTATGGAACTGCAATATATGGCACTTCTACATATAGTGCAACAACTCTAGTTACATCTGAACCATACCTAGTAACTGCCAGCAGGTATGACTATTTTGAGCCGTATAGTCCAACAATTATGGATAATACAACCAGCAGACTCTCAAACATAACTAACGACGTATATGACACTGACATATACTTTAAAAAAGCATTCACCGATTACAGTAAGTATAAATCAGGTTCACTGAGCACCTACACAACACTATATACAGCTTCATCAGCATTGTATGAGAATAACTGGACAAATCTATACGGCTTACGAATTGACTCTTTGTCTATTGCAAATGTTGCACAATCAACACCATACAGTACTACTGGATTTTGGGGACTTACTGGAAGTTTAGGATTGTATTTCCAAAACACAGCAATACAATCTTACACAGCATCAGTTAAACTACCAGCATTTTTCTACGATGCAACTAGTCCTAAAGCAATAAACTATCAATACAAAGTATCAGTTACTGTAGCGAAAACATCAGCCACACCAACAGATAGATTAGAGTTGCATTTTGGTAATTTAGATTGTATATTAACTGCATCAATCGTGCCATCTACAGCAGAAACAACATACACATACAACACACTAGCCGTAGGTCCATGGTTAGGTTTTAGAATGTATACTAATGGAACAGCTGCACACCAAAGCTACATCAAATCGGTGAGTGTTGAATGTTTAAATTACAGAGCACAAGTACAGGATTTTCATTTAAGAGATAGTCGTGGTATGAGAAATGCTCGCTACGATGGCTGTAAAATGACCTCAACTGATTGGAATGTAAATAGTCCAGACACAATAGATAGAGGACCAGTAGTAGTAGTGACAGTTGGAGGAGGTAGACAATTAAGCGTTCAACCAAGTACAAGAGGATTATTGTCAACAAATACAAATAGGCCTGGTGAAACAACTACACGACCCATAGGGTAATTTTAATAATATTACACATAATTATAAAACACAACATATTTATATATAAACAAACAAAAAATGGGCTATTTAGATAATTCAAGCGTTACTGTGGACGCAATATTAACAAACAAAGGTCGCGAAGTATTAGCAAAAGGTGGCCAGTTAAATATAACAAAGTTTGCTTTGAGCGACGATGAGATCGATTATGATCTGTGGAATCCAGCACACACTTTAGGAACAAACTACTATGGTGCTGTAATTGAAAATATGCCAGTATTAGAAGCATTACCTGATGAAACTCAAATGCTTCGGTATAAGCTAGTAACTTTACCAAAAGATGCTACAGGTATCCCAGTAATTAGCGTATCTCCTTCTGCCATCTCATTTACATCGTTATTAAATTCTCAAACAATTACACCATCAACAACAAATATGGCTGGTGCCAACAGTACTTTGGGATACACAGTAATTCTATCAGATGATACAGTTGCTAGCTTAGAAGTTGCTCCTGATGGTGCTGTAACAGGTACTTCAAATATGGCAGCAACCTTCCTAGGTGATGTAACTACAGCAGGAAGAACAGTTGTTAGAACTGGTACTAAATTTATTATTACACCTAAGCAACAGGCAAATACTACAAGAATTGTACGTGCTTTACTAACCATAATAGGAAATGAAACTGGTGGATTTAAAACAATATCTATAACAGTAGACCCAACTAACTTTTTAGTACAAAACGTTGCTCCTAACACCGACACACTACAATAATTACGATAAACAATAAACAATGGCAGATATATATAAAGCTTTTACAGCAGACGACATAGTACCATCAGATGTTCAAACAATTTCTCAACCAGTATGGTCTGAGAATATGAATCCATACAGCGCAAGTAATGGAAGTGGTATTGGATTCTTTACTTCATCAGCTCAGTTATCTCAATCAGGAGATTACTACATGAACATTTACCACAGAAATCCACAATCAGATGCCAATGCTGCAATTCAGTTTGCTTTAGCTTATGGTAATATTGATGGAAGTGGTTCTGTAGGAGATGCTAACACAGTAGGTAATAATGCAAATGACACACCATCACGTGCAATTTATTCACAATATCGTAACATGCTATTACCTGCAAATGATAATATTTTTACCTTTGGTACAACTGACTCTAGAGAAATTGTAGTTATCAATGTAGCAAGATCACGCTTTCGTCAAAAAGTTGATCCAGGCAATTGGGAATTAAGATTAGGAAGTGGATCAGTAGGAAGCTTTACTTCAAGCTATTTTAGCTTTATTGATGCTAGTGGTGCTGGTGAAAATCCAGAAATTAATGAAGCAGGTCGTGTATTTGGTATCTATCGTGGAACAGGTGGAGTAACTTCATCAAACACACAATACGGTTTATTTTATCCAGATCAAGGCGTTTTTGTATTCCATGCTGGATTATTAAGAGCTAATTTAGGCATGCCATTCAACTCTGCATCAGCAATTCAAGCTCGCAATCACGTGACCATGTCACTAAGAATCTCAGGTTCAACTTACTTTCAAGCAAGAAGTGAAGAAAAAATACAATCAACTCATTATTTTGTAAGAGTAACTAACAAACAGTTTAATTTCTCAAACAATCCAACATTTGTAACTGGTAGTACTGGAACATTCTTGCACTCAAGCATGCTACGTAATCCAAGTGTATACATCACAACTATCGGTATGTATGATGATATGAACCAACTGTTAGCAGTTGCTAAATTAAGCAAACCTTTACTAAAGTCTTTCAATCGCGAAGCTTTAATTAAAGTTAAGCTCGACTACTAAAAGGAAACCTCTCTTTGGATAGTATCCATTGACAGACCCTCTATAAAAGGAGGGTTTCCTTTTTACAAGATATTTATAGAAAATGGCTGGAGTTTTTAAAAGTTTAGATAAAGCTGATGTACGAATTACACCTTTCCGCACCTACAAACTATGGTCAGATGTTATTGGAAGCGGTGGAAGTGGATCAGTATACTCTGTTTATCAAGCAGACTATAACCCACTATCAAACTATCTAAATTCAGATCCTTTAAAAGACTCTTTTGATCAAGGCAATCCCTACTTTGAAGCTAACGAACCTACTACTATCAACGGTAAATTTAAAAGAGTTGTACATGCATCGATAGATCATTTATATTATAGAGACTATTATAATAATAACAAAGCTTCCTTTGGTGGTGGAGATATCAACAAACAGTTTAGAATATTAGAAGATAAGGCTCAAGTAGTTAGCATGCCACAATCTAAATTTGGTGAAGAAATATTACCAAGCTCTATAAATATAGGAGTTAGTTGGTCTTTTGCAGCTAGTAGTGCAAGTTCAGTAGCTAATAGAAGTGGATCATGGAACCTAATCGATGATGGCTATGGAAACTTATTAGTTTCAGGAAGTAATTATTTTTCTGTATATGGTCAATATGTTGGAGGTGCTTATACAAACTATACATCATCTGTAACAAAACCAATAGCAGGTGAGTGGCCATTAGATAATCTCTATAAGTATGTGGATATAGGATCGGTGAGTTTTACTAGTAGCTTTAACAAAGGTTTCTGGCAAATGGAATCTATCTACACAAACATTAGTGTAACAACAGTTACAGGGAGTGTAGCGCCAAACGTATCAGATATAGATATGTTAGGAGCTGTAATGTATTTTACTGCATCTAACAGCTCTAGTATACAAATCAAACCAAACGTAGTTGCAGATCGCAATGTACACTACAACTTTGAAAATGGTGACTATTCTATTAGTATGATAGTTAGACCAACTCAAGCACCAACACATCCATCAGGATCTATTTTACTAACAAAGCAGGGAGTTGTTGAGCAATTGAAAGTAGATCAAAACGGAAACATATACTCGCAACCAGCACCCAATAAATTCCCATATAAACTAAGCTATACATCAGGCAGTAAAAAAGTTATGTTTGAAAAGAGTGGTGGTGGAGTAGGCTATTTTGCCTTAACTAGTAGCGTATCAATGAGCTTAAACACACTACATCATATAGTAGCAACTAAGACTGGCTCACTAATAACTTTACACGTTAACAGCCTACTAACAAGCTCAATTAACTCAGGATCAACTGTGTTACGAGATAGCGATACTTCAAATCTATCTAACATAATTGTAGGTAATATTGATACGTTTGATCAAGGATTTAACGGAGGAATAGATAACTTAAAAATATACAAAAGCTATCTTACACAAAACGAAGTAAACATCCTTTATCACACTTTAGGTGTTGGTAATGTGTATCTTGGAAACGCTTACTACAATCACGGAATGATGATTTTAGGTTCAATTCCATCTAGATTTCTAACTATCAATAAGGTTGAATCAAGAGGCACTCATACGATCTATGAAAATGAGATTTCCTGTACAGTTAGTCCTGGCGACTTTGGAATGAGTACTAATAGGACTATACAAGAGTATGATTCAGCAAAAAATGAATATGTGTATAAACCATTTGTAACAGGTTCAAGCTTTAAACCATTTATAACAACAATAGGTTTATATGACGATTCAGGATCTTTGTTAGTAATTGGAAAGTTAAATACTCCAATACAAACACCAAATAACATGGACACAACATTTATAGTCCGATACGATAGATAAAAATAAAAAGGTTATGAAAAAAGTAAGATTCGCAAAAAGACAAGCAGCATTAGTAAGAGGTTACAGAAGTGGCTTGGAAGCAGATATAAACGAGCTACTATCTCAAAACAGCATTGATGGAGAGTACGAGAAGCACAAGATCAAGTACATTATACCAGAATCTGAACACACATATACACCAGACTTCAAACTACCTAACGGAATCTTTATAGAAACTAAAGGAAGGTTTGTAACAGAAGATAGAGCAAAACATGTTTTGATAAAAAAGCAACATCCTGAGTTGGATATCCGATTTGTGTTTCAAAACTCTAAAGGAAAGATTAGAAAAGGATCTAAAACTACTTATGCAGATTGGTGTATCAAACACGGTTTTCAATTCTCAGACAAGATCATACCAAGCGATTGGTTGAAATAACCATTCTTTGTTTTATAGAATAAAAGTTGTATATTCAAATATGACTTTAAACTTATTGGAAGTAAAACATATTATTGATGAGCATCTAGGTTCTAGCATGCAACATAAAAAAAGTGGGGAGATAAGCTACTACTGTCCATTCTGCAATCACCATAAGAGAAAACTTCAAGTCAACATAAATACACAGAAGTGGCACTGTTGGACATGCGATAGTAAGGGACAAACCTTAACATCCCTACTCAAAAAGAGTAATGCTCCAAACCAAAGTTATCAGAAGATTCGAGAGATTTATGGTGATAACAACTTTAGTAACAAAAACAACTTTAGTAGAGAGATAGTTGGACTACCAGAGCATTACAAACCATTATACATACCACAAGGCACACCTGACTATAAAAATGCTTTACACTATGCAATGCAAGTAAGAAAGCTAACTCCAATGGATATCCTAAGATATGAGGTAGGTTATTGTGAAGAAGGACCTTATGCTGGAATGTTGATCATTCCAAGCTATAATGAACACAATATGATCAACTATTACGTAGGCAGAAGCTTTTATGACAATGCAACCGTTAAGCATAAGAACCCACCAGTAACTAAAGATATCATTGGATTTGAGAACCAAATCAACTGGAAAGAGCCTATAACAATTGTAGAAGGTGCATTCGATGCAATAGCAACCAAAAGGAACGCAATACCGTTGTTTGGTAAAATAATATTGAGTACCTTAAGAAATAAGATACTAACTGAGAAGGTACAAAAACTCTATTTGTCATTAGATACTGATGCTTTTAAGAGTAGTGTGAAAGAGATTGAATATTTTATGAACAATGGTGTAGAAGTCTATTTAGTCCATCTTCCAGGAAAAGATCCAAGTGAAGCTGGATATTTGTCTATGGTTGAAGCTAAGGACAGAGCTAAGAAAGTAGACTTTTTTGACCTAATAACCTTTAAAATGTCTTTATGATTAACAAAATTAAAAATAAAATAACCCAAGTAGATCACATACTCCATATTGCAGATATCCATTTGCGAAACTGGAAAAGACATGTTGAGTTTAAAGAGGTGTTTAAAAAACTACTTGTAGCTGTTGATGAGTTACCTGACAATAGTATTGTTACTGTTGGAGGTGATATTGTTCATGCTAAGACAGATATGAGTCCTGAGTTGATTAACATGACTTCATACCTGTTTAATGAGTTAGCTACAAGAAGACCTACAATAGTTATTTGTGGTAACCATGACACAAATCTAAATAACAACAACAGATTAGATGCTTTAACTCCAATAATAGAAGCTAACAATCATCCTAATCTTTTCTACCTACGTAACTCAGGAGTATATGAAATTGGTGACGTAGCCATAAGTGTCATGTCTTTACTTGATCCAGCAACAGACTATGTAACAGCTGATAAATTACCACAAAATAAAGAATACAAACATACAATAGCTATGTATCACGGTACTATTGCTAATAGTAAAGTTGATAGTGGTTTAGTGTTGTCACATGGTTTAGATTGGGATACTTTTGCAAACTTTGATTTAGTTTTGTTAGGAGACATTCACAAAAGACAAGTCCTATGTAAGAGTGAGCCAATTATATTTTATCCAGGATCATTAGTACAACAAAACTTTGGAGAATCTTTTGAGGGGCATGGTTATGCTCTTTGTGATTTGAGAACTAAAGGAGACATCAAGTATGAGTTTTTTGATATTCCAAATCCATATGGATTCTATACACTAGATGTAGACTCAGGAGTATTGCCTGACAACTTACCAATCAACTCCAAAACAAACGTACGGCTAAGAACTAAGAACACTTCAGCAGCAGAAGTCAAAAGAATCCTTGCAACAATTAGAAAACTATATCGTAATAGTGATGTGATTGTTCAGAGGTTAGATAAGAACACAAGTACTACTGATAATCAATTATTTGGAGAATCTCTTCACCAAGGAGATGTACGTAATATTCAACACCAAAACCAGTTGATAACGGATTACTTACAGCAGTTTGACGTTGATGCAGAGTTGATGGAATCCATACTAAAAATCAATACAACACTTAATCAAACCTTAAATCAAGGAGAATCAGCTCGTAACGTAGTTTGGAAACCAAAGAAGTTTGAGTTTGATAATATGTTCAGTTATGGTGAAGGCAACTCAGTAAACTTTGAAAAGCTGGATGGAACATGTGGATTGTTTGCACCTAATCATGCAGGTAAATCAGCTATCTTAGATGCTCTTTGCTTTTGTTTATTTGATCACTCCTTTAGAGCGAGCAAAGCTGAGCAAGTATTGAATAGAAAGAAGGATGGCTTCTGGTGTAAGTTTCAGTTTGAATTAGGTGGTTTAGATTATTTTGTAGAGAAAAAAGCTACAAGATACCTAAAAGGACCATTAGCTGGTAAGCTTCGTGTAGATATAGATTTTTGGTACATAGATGCTGACTACAATAAGATATCCTTAAATGGTGAGCAAAGAAGAGATACAGACAAGATTATTCAATCCTATGTAGGAACCTTTGATGACTTCATTTTAACTGCATTATCACTACAAGGTAATAACTCAAACTTTATCGATAAGACTCAAGGTGAAAGAAAAGATTTGTTAGCTAACTTTTTAGATTTGAAAATATTTGACTCACTATATGAGTTAGCTAACAAAGAGAATAGAACAGCTGTAATAGTATTAGAGGAGTACCAAAAGCAAGATTTTGAGACTAAACTAGGAGATGCTGAAACAGCTAAAGAAACTAACGAAGGTAAGCATGAAGAAGCTCAAAAGGTATTAGATAGCGCAGAAGCTGACTTACACATATTAAGTGAGCAACAGCTCGATTTAAACAAGCAACTACAACCTTGTACAGCTGATGGTTTAGATATTGTAGTATTGGAAAAAGATTTGCAATTAGCAGAAAACAATTTAGCTAAACTAGGTCAAGATGCTTCAACAGCACATTTGCAATTAGAAGATGAGCAGACAGTTTTACAGGAAGCTACACAGAATTTAGACAAGACTAAAAGTTCTTTTGATAACAACCTATACAAGGAGTACAACGCAAAGTTGCAAGAGAAGAGTGAGTTAGATAACACACTCAGCACAATGAAACTTACAATATCAAACAAGCTATCAAAGCTGGAAAAACTCGAAAAACACGAGTATGATCCTAATTGCAAGTATTGTACTTCAAACGTATTTGTAAAGGATGCTATCGAGACTAAAGATGAGTTAGAAAACGATAAGAAGGTAGTACATGATTTTTTGCAGAAAATAGGTAAGGTATCCGAGTTTATTGAAAACAACAAGTTTATACAAGAAGAAGCTAACAAACTGCAGATAGCACTCAACAACCACAAAGAAGCTGTGATAGTAGTAGAGAGATTGCAGAATGCTTATGATCGTATCAAGAAGGATATAGATATCCAAAAACACAAAATAGACAAGATTAAAGGGGATATAAAGGTGTATAATGACAATGTGGCAATACTTAGCAACAACAAAGCAATCCACGTTCAAATCAAAGATATACAAGGAAAAATAGCATTAAAAAAGATAGATCTATCCAAAGCTAACAATACAGTAAAGGATTTTCATGCTAAAATAAAGGTAGCTGAACAGGTTATTGATGAATGCAATGAATCTATCAGACATATGCAAGAGTTGGCTGATAGACAAGTAGCCTACGATCTATATTGTAAAGCTGTTTGTAAAGATGGCATACCATATGTAATGATAAGCAAAGCTGTTCCATACATACAACAATATGTCAACAACATCTTAAACCAAGTTATTGACTTTACGGTTGAACTGGAGACAGATGGAAAGAATATAAACGTATTTATTTGCTATGATGATGCAAAGTGGCCATTAGAGTTAAGCTCTGGAATGGAGCGTTTTTTATCATCTTTAGCACTTCGTATAGCTTTAATTAAGATTACTAACCTACCAAAGCCTGACTTCATTGCATTAGATGAAGGTTTGGGAGTATTGGATAGTAGCAATCTTAACTCAATGCACACTTTATTCACATATATGAAGGATGTATTTAGGTTTAGTTTAGTAATATCTCACATTGATGTTGTTAGGGATATGGTTGACAATATAATAACTATAGATCGTAAAGATGATTTTAGCTATATAAATTGTTAGACGATATTTATAGTAGATGACATTGCTATCAACATACAAAATACCTCTACTAAAAGGATACTCAACCAGAACTTTTTACATTGAAGACACATCAGAAAATTCACCAAACTATTTTGATGCTCAAGATTTTCCATTAGTAGTTGGAGGTGGTAGACATGTAATTAAGATAAAAGGTGGTTTAGATTTAAGAATAAATACAACAGTTGATGTTGAGATAATAGATGCTGAAGGTCAAGCAATTTTTACGGAAGTTACTGGGTATACTGATAGATTTAATAACTACTATATATCATTTGATGTTTATGATATAACAGCTCAAGGTATTGCAACTGCATACTTTGTTGGTGAGGCACTATTAAATCTTAATGGCCTACCAGTTCCTAAGAGTGAAGCAGGAAAGTATAATGTGAGGTGGTCCAAACAATTTAACATACTACCTTTTGAGCGAAACAATTCTGAGTTAATATTTGACAAATTGTCACACCAGTTAAGATAGCAGCTCAAAGCACTGCAAGCGCATACAACTTTACAGCATACACTAGTAGCGTAAACGACTTCAGCATTGTTAGTTCTGATTTTTCTGGTTACGATAGAGACTTTGCATCAAGTAAGAATATATTAGATCCAAGATTAAGAGCAATATCGGTTAATCCAACAGGAGCACCATTTACAATGAATGGTGTATCAACAGCAGCTAGAAATAGAGATGAAGACGTTGCAAACGGTTTTTTAATAAACTACACAACACGTTTCAATACCATAATAAAATCAGTATCAGCATCTTTTAGTAAGCAGCAGTTAGGAGGTTACTTTACGTTTTTTAATTCGGGTAGTACGCCAAAAACACTACTACCAGCCCTACCTACTGGAATAACTGTTTCTGGAAGTGTTTACGAGCAACTAAAGGATTACAAAGCTACAATTGTAGAAATAATAAACAATAGTCAAGCCATCCTAAGTGAACAACTCAGCATCATAACACAAGATGCAAATGACATATCATCAAACACTTATTCAACCTTTAATTACAAGAACGCAAGCGTATTTACTGGTAGTATTGTGTATGTACCAACTGATCTCACTTACGTGACAAGTTCCACAGTAAGCCAGTCTTATGTTGAATTTACTTTTGGAGATTTGAATCCAATAAGTGGTCAAGTGTATAGAATAAAAACTTCTGCAAAGTTGGGATCAGTTACTGGTGATTACAAACAGCTAAACGATCAAATTGTCATACCAGTTGAATACCTAACAGATGCTCAATATGTTAATGGTATGAATTATGCAAGACACGAGTCAGATTATAGGCTTGTTGGACACTTTGTTACACAGTCAATACTCACAGACTATTGGACATTCTTAGAAGAAAGACCAACAAGTGTCTATGTAAAATCAGGATCACTTGATAACAGTGTTATGATTGAATCTGCTCCAATAAACGCTTCTTATACTCAATCTGGGATATTTACCACACAATTTAATCAGAACTACGCACCAAACCAAACCTATACATTAGGATTCTATCTTACACTAGACCCATACACAGAAGTAGAAGTGTATATGAACAGTGATCCAATGAGTTTAAATGCTATTATGCCAATGGTATATCCAAGAGCATTTGATAAGTCCTATAATAATGAAAAAGATCGTTACAAAGGATCTTATAATAGATTTGGAAAGTACTTAGGAAAAATTAAAAACGATCGAGCAAATAGAAAATACTATGGTAAAATTCTATATGACTTTGAAACAGATGCGGCAGGTTTAGGCAGACCACTATTCAGATCTCGTGTAGTAGATCAAATGTCAGGAGTAACTGGTAGTGCCTATATTGGTGAAGTGAGTATTAAGCCTTATCAAATTAATGGATTTACACCAAATATAGTGCAATATGCTGTACCACTACCTCAAGAATTAATAGTAGCATCAACACTATCACAGTCCATTGATTTTAAAATTGAATACTTTGACTTTACAGGAAGACAATCAGAGTATACAACTTTCTTAGATGATGTTATACTTAATCTAAAAGCAGATATAGCATCCAACACTTGTCAAGATGACAAGCTTTATTTCTACTACAATACAAACTTTAGTGGTAGTGCAAACGTACCATTGTTTATAGGCTAATTAATATGGGATTTCCAACAAGAGTATTTGATTTATTTTACAAACGATTAGGTCCGACAGGTAGTCTTAATGGAACACGCTCTGGATCAGAAGCAGGAAATGGTATCTTTGTTTGGCAAGGACGTCTACCAGAGTATTGGTTTACATCGAGTGTATCCTCCTCAACAGCAGCTTCTCAAGGGTTAAAAGTATCGCACTCCTTCTTAAACTTTCCAGCAGATCTAACATCAAGCAAAGCACTCACACCTTCAGGAGGAAAGTCAGGATCTTTTATAACAACAAGAGACTCATCAAGCAATGCTTCCTATCTTGCTTTACCATGGGGATCGCATGCAGCTGATTTTTTATGGAATGTTCAAATTCCTTCTTGGTCTTTTAGAGAGCTTGGTGAAGCTGCTTCAGTAGATGGAGGATCAACTTTTAATATATATAACTGGCGGCAGTGGGATCTTTCTTACACATCCAAAAGCTTCCATAAAACAAATCAACCCAACGGATCTAGTTTTGGTGTAGCAAGCTATCCCATAACATCTAGTTGGAGAATAACAGATCCTAGATTTGCAAACACAGCCAGCTTTCAATACATTCACTCTTACCAAATACCTTCCACTGCACCAGCAACCTCTAGCTATCCTGTAAGCGTAGGTGCTACCTACTATCAAACAGCTAGAGACTCAGCTTCATACTTTGCATATGATATATCCTTCCCAAACATTACAAATGGAAACTCTACTTCTTCAATAGATGGACAGTATTTTGATTTAGGAGGTGGAGCGTTAATATCAAGAGCAAGTGTAAGTAGCTCTTTAGTAATAGGATCAACCTACTATAATGATGACACAGCTACCGGATTAAGACTATCAACAGAAGCCTTAAAAGCAAGACGTCTTTACTTTCCAACACCAGTATCACAAAGTGGTCAATCCACTGGGACAGATTACTGGCTTAAGAGTTTCACAGGATACAAAGCTAACGATTTATTTACAGATAATGGTGGTATCTACAACGTACAGTTCACTCTTAAAAAGCAAATAGCATTAGACAGCTACCCAGATAACAATACCTTTATGTCTGTGTTTATACATAACATAATTCCTCAGATTCCTTCATCATCTGCTAGAGTACCAGGAGCACTTGGATGGTATCCACCTGAAAATAACATGGTAAGAGTTGGAAATGGGTATGGAACTGCACCAGCAATAAGCTTTTATGATATACAAACAGGTTATGCAATAGAAAAGTTCAATGTAAATGTAATCCAGTATGGATATCCAGCACAACTATGTATAGAGGTGAGTGGGTCATTAGCAAATAATGCTTACTTTGGAATTATAGTAGACGATATACAGATGTGTAAAGTAGGAGTAACAACCGATCCAAGATTTATCAAACCATACTCACTTACTCAAATAGTTCAAAATACTAGCTACGTTGCAGGTATAGATCGTGCTGAAAGTCTACCACCACCTACTCCATAAACAATGATAAACACAGGTAATATAAGAAACTGCACAACACCATTTCCAGCAATACAAGGAATGGTTAATGAGCATGCTTTAGGTAAGATTAAACTTAAAAACATATACCAAAGTTGGCAAGGTGAAAACATTCTTCAAATAAGAGATAAGCATGAACAAAATCCTTACAGTCTAAGGATAGGAATGCCATCTACTGATAAGCAATTAAAAGGAGATGCTATCTTCTTTATACTACACTACCTCTCATACAATCCAATGACAAAAAATGTTGAGATGCGTGAAATAATACCATACCGTAATATGGAAAAGGTATATATCGGTCAATCTCTGGATGAAAATGTGTATAGTAATTGTAAACTATTTGTTGATGGTGATATAGTAGCGGATGACTTGTACTTTAAAAAACACGAAGCTATAAGAGATGTACCTTTAGGCAAGTTGGTAATGAATTTAATAGATAAAACAGAAAAATTACAAGTAGAAGTTGCTAATTTAAGACGTCAACTTAATAACAAGCATATTTATAACCAAGACACCGTTGATGAATGATTTAACTAAGTATTTAGTAGAAGGTATATTGCAAGAAGCTGAAACAGGCATTATTGTGCTATTACCTGGTGGATTTAAGCCACCTCATGGAGGTCATTTGGAATTGGCAGTAAAATATTCAAAACTACCAAATGTTTCCGAAGTAAAAATCTTAATTGGTCCAAAAGAACGTGAAGGTGTTACTAGAGAGCAGAGTATAACGGTATGGAATGAGCTACTAGTAGGTACAAGAGGAATAACAGTACAAAAAGTAGCAGAAGATAATCCATTACTAGCAGCTTACAAATACATTGAGACAGCTAAACCAGGAACTTATGCATTAGCAGCAAGTAGCAAAGGTAAAGATTACGAACGTGTTAAGAAATTCGTAGAAGGTCATGCAGAAGGATCTAAATACCACAAAGCTGGTGTAAATGTAATTGAGCTACCTTTAGACACAAAACCATTATTGTATACTGGAAGAACAGATGAATTAAATGGTAAAGGTGTTAGTGCTTCAGTACTAAGACAAGATTTAGCAAAAAAAGATTACAAAAACTTTAAAACAAACTATCCATCAACCATACCTGAAAACATTCTTCGTGCAATCTACAACACTTTAACAAAGAAGACAGGAGCAATATCAGAATCTATGATGCTATTAGAAGGAGGAGCAGCAGGACATCTTGCACATCCATACGAAGATTACGATCTTACGTTCAAAGATATCCAAAACATGATTAATGCTGCATTAGGTGGTACATTAGAATCAGCACAAGAAAAATTAGATGGACAAAATCTAATGGTAACTTATAAGGATGGTCAAGTAAGAGCAGCAAGAAACAAAGGACAAGTAAAAGATTTTGGAGCTAACTCTTTGACAGTAAAACAAGTTGAAGATACCTTTGCAGGTAGGGGTCCTATCCAAGAAGCATTTGCAGAAGCAATGAAAGACTTAGAGATGGCCATTAATAAACTATCCTCAGCTCAAAAGCAAAAGTTTTTTGCAAATGGAGCTAAGTTTGTAAATTTAGAAGTACTTTATCCTCCAACAGCTAATGTAGTTCCTTATGGAGCTTCACAACTAAGACTTCATCACATTAAAGAGTACGATAAAGCAGGTAATGTGGTTGGTGAAGACATTGAAGCAGTAAGACAATTACAAGGAGCTATACGTCAAGTACAGGCAGAAACTCAAAAGACCTACGAAATCAGAACAACAGATCCTATTACAATCAGAAAGTCTGCAGAATATAAAGCTCAAAAAGAAGAACTGAGCAAAATGATCGCAACTATAATGGCTACATACAAGCTAAAACCTACAGATAAGGTGGGTCTTTACTTTCAAGCTTGGTGGAAAAATTACATTAGCCAGATAGCAAAAGGATTCCAGTACACTGTGCCTGAAACCACAATGATGCAGTTAATTAATAGATGGTCTTTTGGAAACAAAGATACTAATATTAAAGTAATCCGTGATGGTATTCAAAACGAAGAGTTTAAGAATTGGGTAATGAACTTTGATAAGAAAGATTACAACGATCAAAAAAAGATTGCAGGTAAGCCAATTGAAAACTTATTTTTAAAGTTAGGAGTTTATACTCTTGGAAATATTGAAAATTTAGTATCATTGAATCCTAACAATAGCGTTAGGAAAATGAAAAATGATTTGAGAAGCTCAATTGAGCAAATTAAAGCCTTTTCAAAGACAGACAATACGGACGATGGAGCAGCAGCACTAAAATTCTTAAAAAGAGAATTAGCTCGCTTAAAAGACATAGGTGGATTCAGTGCTATCATGCCTACAGAAGGAATTGTGTTTAAGTACAATGAAAAATTATACAAACTTACCGGAGCATTTGCTCCAATAAACCAGATACTCGGATATCTAAAATTCTAATAAAATGAAATTAAAAAAATTACTAGAAACGCAAAGATTAGAAGAAAAAAAGCAAGCAATTGCTACATCTCCTAATACCAACATGACTTTGCACTATGATGCAAATTTTAAGCAAGTTGGTGAAGCTGGGAATCCAGAATTTAGCTTTACAATTAGCATCTCATCAACAGGAGGGAAAGAATTCTTTCGTGGTGTAGGTGATAGTGAGGAGAGTGCAAAACTAGCTGAAGGTGTTAGATTAGAACTGCGCAGAGCTTTGCGTAAATTTGATAAGCACGTTCAATTTATCGCTGACAAGTATAAACTACAAACACGATAATATTAATGGAAAATTTACATGTTACGATAGGAGAAAAACACGTTAAGCACATCGAAGGCGATGTTTGGACAGAAGGTGGAAAGTTATGGACTATTAAGAATGGTATCAAAAGAACGGTGTCTAAAATGGATGAGGCACGTAAGCAGTTTTCAACTCCATTAGCATGTCCAAAATGCAATGGATCTATGAAACACTACTTAGATGAGAAGATGTGGGCAATCCACAAAACTTGCTTTAATTGTGTAATTGATGCAGATCATGAAATACAAAAAGCAGGTAAATGGGCAGAGTATGAAAAAGCAAAAATAATGGCTAATGCTGATAGCTTTATAAAAGATCTAATTAGCTATATGGAAGATTATAACCAAGAAGGGGTTGCAAAAGCACACGTTACTGAAAATGGTCAAGTCGAAAAATGGAGAGATGCAGATCAAACTGAAATAAAAAAGATTACAGACTCAGTTATCGAAAACATAACCAAAAAAGTAGAAGACTACAAACAAAGTAATTAACTATGCAACCAGAAGTAATAGCGTCATTTATAACAGGATTAGCAGGACCAATAGCGGTACTCTTTTTCAAGCATCGTATAGAGAAGAGTAAGAAAAAACCAGACATGCTTACTGAAGCACTACAAACTAGTGAAAAAGTAATGGACAAGTTGGATTCTATTAAAAACGAATATGAAGCTGATCGAGTTTGGATAACGCAATTTCACAATGGTGGCCACTTTTATCCAACTGGAAAGTCAATAGCCAAATTCAGTCTTATATATGAGACAGTGAATATCGGAGTAGGTTCTATACAAAACAATTTTCAAAACATTCCTGTAAACCTATTCAGCAAATCAATAAACTTTTTATTAGAGCACGATACGATAGAGATATCAGACTACAAGGATGAAGCGATACCTACTTATGGATTAAAATATATAGCAGAAGACACTGGATGTAAATCAAGCTACATATTTGCAATTAAAAGCTTTGAAGGTAAGTTTATTGGTTCACTAGGCTTAGATTTCACAAAGAAAAAAACAAAGTTAACACCAGAAGACGTACATCATTTATCCAACTATGCTACTGGAATTGGTGGAGTATTATCAAGTCATTTAGAATCATAACATGCCATACAAAGTTAAAAAACAAGGAGACAAATATGCAGTGTACAAGAAAGACACTGGAAAGTTGGTAGGTCATACTGCTGGCAATAAAGAAGCCTTGAGAAAATATTTAGCTGCTTTGCACATTAATGCAAAAGAAGGTATAGAGCCAATTGATGAGGAATCAAAAGGATTGTGGGCAAACATACGGGCTAAACAAGCTCGTGGTGAAAAACCAGCTCCTAAAGGCTCAGAAGCATATAACAAAGCAGTAGCAGCTGCTAAAAAAATAAATGCAAAAGAAGGTGTAATAAAACTAGCAGACTTAATAAAAGAGAGCTTAGAAAAGCATATTCCATATATGTATAGTCAGGATGGCTTTGGCTGTCATGTTTGCAAATACTACATAAAAGATTTTGATGTACATAAATGCTCAAATTCAAATTATGTAAATTTAAAAGGTTCTATGACATTAACAGATAATGATGGTTATCCAATTAATGACCCAAGCAAATGGTGTAGTGATTGGTTTGAGCCTAAAACGTAATAATTATATGAAACAGACTATGAAACTAGTAAACCTAATACCATTAAGAGAATATGCTCAAGAAGAGCAATCAACTCCAGAATTAATGGCAATCCCTTATTTCCGTGAATTTCAAGCAGCTCATGGGTACAAACCAATGTTTAAATTCCTAGGTGTAAAAAGCGAAGAAAGCATCTTCGTAGCTGACCTTACTGGTTTTGGCATGTTAGACTTAATTGTAGCAGATGCTAAGTTGTATGCCAAGGTAACTGAAAAATATGCAGTATTTGGTGTTGTTTACACTTTAACTGGTTTAGAAGTTTTAGAAGCGACTGTTTGTTTAATGAAACAAAAAGATGGTCAAATCGAAAGAATAATGTTCGACAACAAAGACAAGAAAAACTTCAATGCCAAGACAACTAATTTTATGAAATTAATCGAAAAATAAAAATGAAAACTACTAAAAAATCTAAAATAAACGAAAACGCTCTACGCTTAATGCTTAGAAAAGAAATTGTTAAGTTGTTAGAAGCTGAAGAAGAACAAGAAGCTCCGGAACAAGAAGAGCAACCTGAACCTGAAGAAGAGCCTGAAGAAGAGCAAGGATTGAATCCAAAACTGGAAGGAATAACTAGGTACTACATCAGGAAGCTAAAAGATAGTGGTGCTGAGATAGGTATGGAGGAGTTGGTGGAAATGTTATCTACTGTAATTGAACAGTTTGCAGCCTCAAGCGAGCAGAAATTAAACATTCTGAAAACAATCAGAACAAACATCGTACACTAATGAAAACGGCCAATCTAAGAAAAGCAATTCGTGAAGAAGTTAAAAAAGCTTTAAACGAAAACAAAACTAAAATGATCGTAAAGCGTCTTAAAGAAGACACAGCTTATCAAGAGTTCTTTAAAAAAGCTATGGATAAATTTAAAATCAGCTCCCCAGCAGATTTAAAAGATCCAGCAAAGAAAAAAGAATTCTTTGACTATGTAGATAACAACTACAAAGCTAAAGACGAAAATTAATAAAACACAGTTATGACAATAAGCAAATTAACAACAGGATTGTTGCTTACCATATTCATCACCATACTTGTGTTGACTGGTTACTTGTTTATGTCTACAAGAGGATCTGATGTAGATCCGTATGCTAAAGAAAAGAGTCAAATCGATAGCTTAACAACCTTAATTAATGCACTAGAAAAAGAACAACTCGTTCAAGATAGTTTAATTAAGTGTTATAAAAACGACTTGATTATTGCTGATCAAAAAATTGACTCAACAAAACACAAAATAACACAAATTCAAAACCAATATGGCAACAAGATTAAAGCTATTGATAATGCTACTCATGATGAGCTTGGCAACTTTTTCACAGACAGGTACAAGTAAAACACAAATGCACTGCTTTCCAGACAGTGTTGTAAAAAAGATAGCAAAAGATTTAGTAAGAGGTGATTCAGCACGAACCGAACTGACTGAGACAAAAATCCTAGTTGAACAGCTAGAGGAAAAAAACTCTACCAATCAGAGACTGATTAATGCGTATGTAGCTAAAGTAGCAAATTACACAGCACAAATTGATTTGTACAAGAATAAAGAAATAGAATACAAAAGCATCGTTACAGGACTAGAGCAAGATAACAAAAAGCTCAAGAAAAAACAAAAAAGGGTAATTAGAATAGTTACCGGAATAGCAATAGCAGGAGTAGCAACAAGTTTGCTAGTTCGCTAATAAAACAGGTTACATATGGCTGAGAAGAGTCTTAAAGACATAATCAAGGAAGAGTACGTTAAATGCGCTAAATCAGCATCATACTTCATGAAGAAGTATTGTATGATTCAACATCCTACCAAAGGAAAAGTTCCATTTCATTTATACCCATACCAAGAAGATACTTTAGAAGATTTTCAAGAGAATGATAGGATGGTTATCCTAAAGTCTCGTCAGTTAGGTATATCAACCTTAGTTGGAGGATATGCTTTATGGATGATTCTATTCCACAGCGATAAAAACGTATTAGTAGTAGCGATAGATCAAAACACATCTAAAAACCTTGTAACAAAGGTTAGGGTAATGTTTGATAATCTACCAAGTTGGCTTAAACTAAAAACAACAGAAAGTAACAAGCTATCAATGAGATTATCAAATGGATCTCAGATTAAAGCAGTAGCGAGTACAGGAACATCAGGACGTTCAGAAGCGTTATCAATGGTAGTTATTGACGAAGCTGCTTTCGTTGAAGGAGCAGAAGAACTTTGGGCATCACTACAACAAACACTAAATACTGGTGGTCAGGGTATCATATTATCGACTCCAAATGGAACTGGTAACTTTTTTCATAAGACTTGGGTTAAGGCAGAAGCAGGAGAGAACAAGTTTAAAACAAAACGACTACCTTGGCAAGTGCATCCAGACAGAGATCAGACTTGGAGAGATAGACAAGATGAGGAATTAGGTATAAGACTTGCAGCACAAGAATGTGACTGTGACTTCTCTACATCAGGTAATACAGTGGTATCACCAGAACTCATTACATATTACATGCAAACTTATGCACAAGAGCCAATTGAGAAAAGAGGCTTTGATGGAAATTTATGGGTTTGGGAAATACCAGATTACACAAAAAACTATATTGTTGCAGCTGACGTTGCTCGTGGAGATGGTAGTGACAATTCTGCATTTCATGTTATCGATGTTGAATCTTGCAGACAAGTTGCTGAGTATAGAGGACAAATTGGAACAAAGGATTATGGTAACATGTTAGTAGCTGTAGGAACCGAATACAATGATGCATTGCTTGTTATAGAAAATGCTAATGTGGGATGGGCTACAATACAACAAGTTATTGATAGGAACTATAGAAACTTATATTACACTTATAAGAACGATGTATTGGATTCAGATAGATTCTTAACAAAGGGATATGACTTAACAAATAAGTCAGACATGGTTGCAGGATTTACAATGAGTCAAAAAACTAGACCACTTGCGATTAGTAAGATGGAGTTGTATATACGTGAAAAAAGCTGTATTATTAGAAGCAAGAGGTTATTAGAAGAGCTTTATGTCTTTATTTGGAGAAACGCAAGAGCAGAAGCAGCATCAGGTTATAATGACGATTTGATTATGAGTTTTTGTGAAGGATTGTGGGTTAGAGATACAGCACTTAAACTAAGACAAGCTGGTATTGAAATAAATAGAATGGCGGTAGCAAATATAAAATCTACAGTATCTATATACAACAGACCATCAATACAAAATGATCCATATAAAATGCATTTGCCTGATGGTAATAGTGAAGATATTAATTGGCTTCTTTGATAACAGGACTATTTATATATAATAAGACACAATGGCAGAAAATACAACTTTATTTAGCAGATTACGTAAACTATTCAGTACGGATGTTATCATTCGTAATGTAGGTGGGGATCAAATAAAGGTTGTTGATATAGAGCACATCCAATCGGATGGTAATATTGCAACCAATCGTAGGGTAGATAGGTTTTCTAGACTATTCTCAGCTATTCCAGGATATTCTTATTCAGCAGGACAATTACAACTATACACTCGTTTAGAATTATTTCGTGATTACGAAGCAATGGATACTGATAGTATCATATCATCTGCGTTAGACATTTATGCCGACGAATGTACAGCTAAGAATGAGTTTGGTGATGTTCTCACAGTTAAAACAAGTAATCCAAAAGTACAAAAAGTATTGCACAATCTTTTCTATGACATAATGAATGTTGAGTTCAACTTATGGCCATGGATTAGGAACACAGTAAAATATGGTGATTTCTTCTTACACATGCACATAGCAGAAGGTTATGGTGTAACTGGTATTGATCCAATATCTCCTTATGAAATGATCAGAGAAGAAAACTTTGATCCTGAGAATCCACAAAGGGTTCGATTTAAAAGAGATTACACAGCATTGTCTTCAAAGTCACACGTAGCTTCTACAAACGAAACTGCTCAAACTTATGATAATTATGAGATTGCTCACTTTCGCTTACTAACAGATACAAACTTCTTACCTTACGGACGTGCTCTTATTGAACCAACTAGAAAGGTTTGGAAACAAATCACACTAATGGAAGATGCGATGTTAATCCATCGTATCATGAGAGCTCCAGACAAACGTGTTTTCAAAATTGATATTGGTAACATACCACCTAATGAAGTAGATGCTTTTATGGAAGGTATGGTAAGCAAAATGAAAAAGGTTCCTTACATGGACCCTACAACTGGAGATTACAACCTAAAGTACAACATGCAAAACCTACTAGAAGACTTCTACCTTCCAGTACGTGGTACTGAAAGTGGGACTTCAATTGATACTTTAGCAGGCATCAACTTTGATAGCATTCAGGATATTGAATACTTAAAGAACAGATTATTAGGATCTCTTAAGATACCAAAAGCTTATTTAGGCTATGAAGAAGATACCTCTGGTAAAGCTACTCTAGCATCACAAGACTTTCGTTTTGCAAGAACAATCGAACGTGTACAGAGAATCATTGCATCTGAGTTGTATAAAATAGGTATTGTACACTTATATGCACAAGGCTTTACAGATGAAGACTTAGTTGATTTTAGTTTAAGTTTAACTGCTCCATCCTCAGTATATGAGAAAGAGAAAGTTGAGTTGTGGACAAGTAAGGTGACTCTAGCTGGTGATATGGTAGAAAAGGCTTTATTTAGCAAACCGTGGATCTATGAAAACCTATTCAACTTATCAGAAGAACAATACCTCGAAGAGCAAAACAAAATTATTGAAGATGCTAAGACAGCATTTAGATTAGAACAAATTAAAACAGAGGGTAACGACCCTATAAAAACAGGTCAATCATTTGGTACTGCTCACGATATCGCTTCTCTATACAAAGGTGATGGTGGTGTTCCAAGAGGATATGATGAGAAAAATAATGAAATGCCTCCAAAAGGCTGGCCAGGAGCTGGAAGACCAACTGAACCTGGATCACATGGTACTCATGAACATCCACTAGGATGGGATCCATTAGGTAACAA